ATGGCAAAAGGTCTTCGTGAGTGGCTGCGAGCCGCATTCGTGAGGATTGCGGTCGTAGATTTTCAGCACCGTTCCGATAGGTTTCAGACCTTGCGCAACAAGCGGAATGTAGGGGAACTCATCCTCGGCGGCTTCATTCGCGCTGGTCTCGATGTAGGTCGCGGTCGTGCGGTCGTCCCACGCGACATTCTCCGCCGTGTCGATATTCAGCAGATCGCCCGCTGCGGTCGTGGTGACGCGCTTGATTAGCCATTCGAGATCAGCGAACGACGAGCCCTGCACAGCGCGGCCAATATAGGAGGTGGTTCCCACATAGTCGGACTCGTAGGTGTAGACGCCGGTCTGGAATCCCTCGCCCGCTGGCGTGCGGGCCTCGGTCAAATAAACCTCGGGCCAATCGAAGAATGTCCAAGCCGTCGCGGCAGCGGTGGTCAAATACTCCGCCAACGCCGTGGCCTGCGAGGCCATAAGCGGCTGCGCGGGGTCGATGCCCATGCGGGAAATCACGCCATCGCGGACGGTGCGGTAAGGGGTGGCCTTCATTGCGCTCCTCCTTGCTGCAAGGCGGGCAGGGTGCCTTGGCGGCCTATCTGGGCGTTTTGCTGTTGTTGGAGCTGGAAGTTGAAGCCCTTCATGCGGGCTTCGATCATGTTCCGGAAAATCTCGTCCTGCTGGATGCGCTGTTGCAGGGCGGGGTTTGCCTGGATGATGCCTTGGAGGACTTGGGCGCGGAGCTGGTGGTTCTGCCCTTCGGCGGGAAGTTCGGGCTCGGTGCCTGCGGCGATCTTCGTGAAGGCGAGTTGTTCTTCGTTGGCTTCCATCGCGGCGGCGGGGCCGGGGTCGCGGACGAGCATTTCGGCAAGAACCGGATCGACGGCGCTCATGATGAATTTAATGAGTCCGGCGCGGTCGATGACTCCGGCGGTATCCATCGGCACGATGGCTTTGCTGATGTAGTCGAGCTTCGCGCCGAGGGCTTCGGCGTCGAGGTTGCGGGCGTCCCAATCCACGATCAAATCGAACTTGCCTTGGATGCTTTCGCGGTCGGCTTGGAACGGGAGGGTTTGGCCACCGGAGACGCGGAGGATTTGCACCGGCAGCATGTATTGCTGCATGAGCTGGTAGGTCTGCGTGACGATGGCTTTGAAATCGCGGAGCCAGCGATCAACCGTGTGCTGGGTGACGAGGGCGACATAGTTGGGATCGACTCCCTCGCCTGCCATGCCGAAATATTCATTCACATCGCGGCGCACGGCGCGTTCGATTTCAATGGTCCCTTGATCGAACGGCGGCGGCTGCATCCAGCCAAACTCATTCGGGCGGCGTTCGGGTATTTGCACGGCGGGGCCGAGCACGATGTCAAGTTTCCCCCTATTGCTCGGTATGCGCATTGGGGGAAGTATGGCGATCCCGGCGCGATCAGTGCGGTAGTCGCGCTGGGTTTTGATTTCGGCCTGCATCGTCGAAACGATCTCGGGGATGCCACGGGCTTCCAGGATGCACCGGCTCACACGCTCGCGGGCCAGCTCTATAAAGGGATATTCACCGTGCGAGTAGGGGGAAATCTCCTCCTTGGCAAAGATGTCCACATTTGGATGCATGACGCGGCACATGACCTTTGTCGCGCCGGTCTTCTCATCCGTCTCTTTGGAATAGACATGCCAGATTTCCACGAGGTCGCGGTGGTCTTGCCAGAGGATGCTATCGCGGCGGTTGTGGTTCTGCTGCGAATAGACGGGCCACAGGCTTGCGCCTTTGTAGTTCTCGGCCTTTTCGTAAAATTCGTAGGGGTAGCCTTCGGTGAGCGTGCGTTCCTCCAACTCCTCGCAAGTCACCATTTCGCGACGGGCGATCCAGGGGGCGCGTTGGAGGTCGTAGGTGGCTGTAGGAAAAATGATGTCGTTGAAAGGCTCCAAGGCGGTCCACTCAGGCTTGCTCTCAAAAATGTATGGCTCGGTGTATTCCACCGTGCCGCCTTCGCGGAGCTTGCGGATATTGGCGGCGGTGCCGGTGCCGGGGGCGAATTGCTCGGCCATCTCGATAGCCACCTCCTCTTGGAGCGGATCAAGAATTGCGCCGATGAGCATGGCGAGGGGGGAGGCGGGGTCGCCCTGCTCTTGGGCCATAACGATGAGGTCTTCGAGGCTGACGGATTTTTCCTCGATGCGTGTCGTCGTTTTCCAAAACACGCCCATCACGGCGAGGCCGTAGGTGGCGCGGATGTTGAGGGCGAGTTCGAGTTCGCGCCGGAGGTCGGAGGCGCAGTGCGTGAAGAGCATCCATTTCAGCACGCTCTCAGCGGCCGTGCGGGACATGGCGTCGGTGGACTCCACCGGCATCATTTGCAGGCGGGCTGCAAAGGTGGAGGTGAGGCAAAGCTGGGTCTCGCGGTTGCAAACAAGATCGGCCAGGCGGATGCGGCTGTCGGCAGCGCCTTCCCAGGGGAAGACATTTTTGCCGTAGTTGCTGGCCCACTTGCGGCCATCCGAGGACTGCCCGTCCCAGAGCGACATGCGGGTGTCGTAGTTCCGGCTGCGCACGGCGGAGAACCAACTGCCATCGGTGGCGGCTTCGGTGAGCTGGCCCACCCAATACTTCGTGTCGCGGTTTGGCTCGTCGTCGTAGGACTTCATGCGATGAAAGAGTTGCCAGAGGCCGCTTTTAATGCGGTTACGGCCAGCGCGTATGAAATGACCAGGGAAACAAACCCCGCCGCAATGCGTGGTCTGGCAAAAAGATTTGTCATGCTGCTTTGAGGCCCGGCATGAGGAGCATGGTCTTGCCTGTGCCGCCGCAGCGCACGACGCACTGGGGGTAGTTTCGCTTGAACCATGGGATGAAGTCTGGGTCGTTCCAGCAACCGGGGAGTTGCCAGTTCCAGAAGTGGTAAATCTGAGGGTCGATGGAGAGAGTCAAAGCGCCTACGCCCTCGATGGAGCGGAGGTCTTGCTTGGCGTGGTCGGCGGCGATGAGGTGTTGGCGGGCGTCGGCCTGCACGGCCTTGGAGTTCCACTGGGCGAGGAGTTCGTTCTTTACGCCCTCGGCCACTTCGCCGGGGATGTCGCTTAACGCTTCTTTGAGTATTTCCATTGTGTGAAAGCTGAATCCCTGCCCCGATTGCCGGTGGCTTCCCCATTTCGAGTAGGCCACCGGCAAGGGCTGGGGGGCGGGATTACGCGGTAGCTGCGAATTTTCCGAGAACCTGCGGGTTGCTCACGGCAACGCCGAAGATGGCGTCGCAGAAGCCACGGCGTCCACCGCCACGGTCTTCAAGCTCTTCCATGCGAGGTTTGCGATTGAAGCCGATGGAAACGAGGTCCATGTCGAGCACATAGCCACGAGCGGCCGAGACGGCTGCTGCCGCGCCATGGGCGAGGTAGGTGGACACATGCAGGCTCAAAATTCCGAAGTCACCTTCATAAATATCAATCGTGTTCACGATTTTTTTGTCCTCAACATTGCTGTTGAAGGTGCGGACGCTGGACATGACATTTGTCGAGCCAGTCTGAGTGCGGATGAAGTTTGTGAACGCACGCTTGAGGGCGACGCCGCAAACGAGGTCGTAGTTCCGACGAGCGCGGCGCACGCCGTAGATGCTCTGAAGCACATCGATGACATTGTTCTCGGTGAGAGAAGTAGTGGCAGTCGTGTTGATCGAAGCGGCTGGGGTGCGGAACGCGGCGGGAACGGCGGTGGCCGCGTCGTTCTGCGCGGTGGCTTTAATCCATTCTCCGATGCCACGAGTTTTGTAGGGGTTCGAGCCGGACTGCACTTGGCTGTCGTTGTCGGAGCCCATGATGGCTTCGATGTCGATCTTCAATTCGACGAGGGCCTTGGCAGCGGCCTTGTTGAAGGCTTGCTTTTTGCCAACACCTGCCAAATCAGAGACTTGCTCAACGAGGTCGTCCACTTGAAAGCTGCGGCGTGTCTTTTGAATTCGGCCTGAGAGGAGTTCGCGGTTGGCGTGCTGGTCGTCGAAGGAAGACACATCGTCGTTAGCGAGGACGCCTGCGGTTTGCGGGTCGTTGTAGCGGTCGGCAGGCCATTGGAAGAGCACATTGGCTGGCTCCTTGGCTTTTTTGCACATGGAGAAAAGCGGTGTGTCGCCGGGTTCGATGAGGACCATTGCGTCGGAAAGATCCTCGCGTTGGCCTTTGACTGTAGTGATGGGGGTTGCGGGCATAGTAGTAGTTTGGGGGGATTAGGTTTTGGGGTTGGTTAGTTGAAAAGTGAGGCGACGAAATTTTCGGCGGCGTCACGGTTTCCAGACTTCTTCAACGCTTCGAGCGGGTCGGCTTGGGATTTGGTCTTGGGGGCGGCTGAGGGACTGACAACTTTCGGGGCTACGGCTGGCTTGGCGGCTGCCGGTGCGGCAGGCTTGGCCTTGGCTGTGGCGGCTTTCTTTTGGATGGCCTCGGCTTGCTGGAAGCGGAGGGCTTGTCCACGAATGGCGTCACCGATGATCAGCTCCAGGTTCGGTAGCTTGGCGATGCCGGGATACGCTTGGAGCGTAGCCATCATCATTTGCCTGGCCTGGGATTCTTCTTGGAACAACTCGGGGTAAACCTGCCGGGCTTCGTGCTGGAAACTCTCGCGTTGAGCGAGGTAGGTCCGGCGGGCAGGCTCGGCCTTGAGAATCTGGCGGGCGACTCGCAGGCGCTCTTGAAGCTCTTGCTTCGTGAACTTGCGGGTGCTGCCGTCTCCCATAGGCACTTCCACTTCGCCGCCTTCGTAGTCGGCCTTTGCAATGAGATCGGGCACATTGTCGAGCACGGTATTGGCTGCGGCGAGGCGGCTTTCGAGGGCTTCGGCGCTGGTCACATCGGCCAGCGGGTCGGCTGCATCTTGCAATACAATCGGCTGGGCGCGGGTGAGCGCATCCTTGGCGGCGGCGAGTTCGGCTTGCAGCGTGGTGGCTTGCTCCTCGGCGCTTTTGGCGCGTGCGGTGAGCTTGTCCACTCGCTTGGCGAGCTTCTTCACGGCGGGCGCTTCGGCAGACTCAGGGTCTTCCTCGGCGGTCTCGTCGGCGTCTTCCTCGGTGGCGTCTTCGGGTTGTTCAGAATCGGACGGATCAGA